CAAGTGCAGCATACCCGCTGCTCTGGCTCTTAAGTCCGCTATAGAAAACGCCTTGCTCCTTGCTCAACCCGTCGAGAAGCCCGAGGGGGCGGCTAATTGAGCCTGATGGCGCAAACACAATGCGGCCAATAGTGAGGTTGCTCATTGCAGCCTCCACAGACGATCAAACATTGGACGCATGTCTTCTTTCAATGAAATGCAAGGGGCCAAAACAAAACTGAATTGTCCAGGCAGTGGATGACCAAATGAGGGGCTTCGGGGCGCTGTCTTGATGCGCCGAGCTTCAAGGCGAGATCGCGGGAGCAGCGGAGGCGCGGGGTCATGGGCGGGCCCTCTTAGGAGCAGGGTACAAGTCCGGACGAAGGCGGTGTCTTGGAACGCCGGTTACCTTTTCCACTCGAAGAACGCGCTCAGCAGGAACGTGCTTCCATTGCGCAATCGCTTGAGGAGTAATCCCACAATTTAAGGCCCGTGACAGACCCGTATTTCCATTGACAGCTAATTTAGCCTCTTCAAGAGCGGCTGCTTTCAATTGGGGTATAATGCCAGCGTGATTCATTCCGAAATGAAAGCATGGCTTTCAATGAAATGCAAGTATTTCTTTCGATGAAAGATTTGGAAAGTGCAGCCATGTTTTTCCCTATGGGAAAATTGGCTAATCGAATTAGGTTCGTTAGGAACCAAGCGAAGCTTACGCAAGAAAAATTTGCGGAAGCGTTAGGCACTGTCGATGGCGTAAAGGTATCGCGCGGTGCCGTGGGAAATTGGGAACGCAATAAAGGCATCAGTCGCGCAAACTTAGCCGCTATAGCGGAGAAGTTTGGGGCGTCACTGGATTGGCTAGAGACAGGCCGAGGCGATCTTCCGCAAAATTCTAGCGGTTCAGAAGACTCAACCTTGACTACCCTTCCAAATAAATACAACCTCAGTGAAAATGAAAAACAAAATGCGCGTTTAGGCTCGTCTATTGGCGGCTTTACGAGAATTCCAATACGCGGAAAAGGCATGGGTGGGGAAGACGGTTATATGATACTGGCGGACCAGTATTTTGGCAGCGTCTTAGCTCCACCAAGTTTGGTGGATGTTCCTGATGCTTATGCTGTTTATGTCGTTGGTGATTCTATGCTGGAGCGCTATCAGGATGGAGAAATTGTTTACGTACACCCTTATGCTCCGGTCCGCAAAAAGGATTACTGCGTGATACAAATTAGTAAGGGTGACGGAGAGTCCTCATATGGGTTCGTTAAACGATTTATTTCAATGGATGACCACCAGCTCAAGGTAGAGCAACTTAATCCAAAGAAGATAATTACCTGGTCTCGGAATCGGGTAATTGCAGTCCATAGGATTATTATGGGCGGAGGCGACCTGCTTTAATTAGGGGCACGGCCAACCCTCACTAAGCGCCCTCACCGCAAGCCAGACAAATGGCCTATGAAGATCTTGAGGATGCTTCTGCATATATAATACTACAATTTGCGCCGATTGCAGTCTCGTGGCTTGCTTAGGAGCGCAGATCTTATATTCGCCTGAAAGGCTCGCGCCCAAAAAAATTAATGTTTCCAACGTCCCTGTGCAGGATCCGTCCCATGGGTCATAATTATTGCCGCCTAAAGTAACATGCCGGCAATGAGGCAACATGTAATTACCGCTGCCAACATCGGGCTCGTCAGCCCCGTTGCTGTCGCACAATCCCATCATTAGCAACACTGCAATTAAGGCGACTTTTTTCATAAATCCATCATTATAAGAATGCGCCCCTCGAACAAGCGCATTTGAAAAATAAAATTCATTTGATTCGCGAGGAAAGCCAAACTTTCAAAAAGTCGTGTAAGTATTGCTTTCTTTCTGCTTGCTTTCATTTGAAAGATATGCTTTCTTTTACCCATCCGCTCAACCAGCCGATGGGACTTTCACCATGCCTCTTATCTCAGATCGAATGATCTACCTGGTCACCGTTGCTTATGAAGACGGCGACTACGTATCCCCTCGTCCCCTCTCCGATCTCGACCGCGCTACCACCATCAAAGACATCGCATCCGGCGAGATAGAAGACCTGGTTCAGGTGCTCGAATGCAATCCGGTCGAGGGTATTTGCCGGGATGTGACAACTGACATCGCCCGTGAGGTGATGGAAGTCTGGGCAAACAACGGCGAGCCAATCTCCAAACGCCAGAAAGATTTCATCGAGCTTCACGTATCGCTCAGCGCAGCCCGTGCATTCCGGAGGGCCGCGTAATGGCCCAGCATCTGATCAACGATATTAAAGTTCACACCTATTTCGATTACCCGCCAATCCCAGTTCGCAACATGGACTGGTCTGCCGTAACCGACGATTACGACTGTGATTGCGACCAAGACGGGTTTTTTAGCACCTGCCCAGTCGGACGCGGTGCAACGGAACATGCGGCAATCCAAGACCTTATCGATCAACTGGAGGCCTCGTGATGCCCTCCCCTCACTACGAACCCGGCCACTCCCCCGAAGAGCACATAGAGCGTCTGTGCAATTTCATCATCTGCGATCTTGATGAGCTGTGCGTGATGGCGATGAACGCTGAGACCGCCGAATTGGTCGAGAGCGAGCGGCACTCGATCGGTGTGATGGAAAAGCGAGTTGAGCTGATCCTGAGACAATTGCGCGCGCGCAAGACGCCGAAGTTCAGGTTGGTTCGGAATGGCTAAGCGAGAAAAGCTAAAGCCGGTGCCGGCGCAACAAGAGGCGTCGGAGCCGAGTACGATTGATATTAAAGAGGCTGAAGCTGCCAAGCGTAGACCTTTCTACGCGGTCCTTTGTGCGCGGTATCTACAATTAATCAGAGGCTCCAAATGACCGCCAACCTCGTCCAACGCTGCCGAGAAATACTCGAGTGGGATAAAACTGGCCAGCTGCGCAATGGCGCTGTGCGCGAGCTGGTATCGACCATGCCTCCCGCTGATGAGTTCATAAACCTAAGCCTAGCAGAGGATCGAACTGCACGCGAGGCGATGCAGTTTGTCATTGCGATGAGCGCAATACTAAGTTCACAGATAGAGAGTTTCAGATGACAGCTTGGCTCAAAGACGCAAACGGAAATAAGTGCAGCGTTGAGTATTTTGGCTCAGAAGAAGTCGCGAAAGAAGCGCTCAACAGCTTAGAAAATTGTAAGAATTGCATTAACTGCTCTCGCTGCTCTCGCTGCTCTGGCTGCTCTGACTGCTCTGACTGCTCTGACTGCTCTCGCTGCTCTCGCTGCTCTCGCTGCTCTGGCTGCTCTGGCTGCTCTGACTGCTCTGGCTGCTCTGGCTGCTCTGACTGCTCTCGCTGCTCTGACTGCTCTCGCTGCTCTCGCTGCTCTGACTGCTCTGACTGCTCTGACTGCTCTGGCTGCTCTCGCTGCTCTGACTGCTCTGACTGCTCTGACTGCTCGCATGTTGCCTGGTTAACAAACAAAAATAATCTACAGGCTAACCCTGATACACCAAAAGTCACTGGACCACCGCCGGTGCCAAAAATCTCAAATATTCACCAGACCGTTTATGCCGCTGCTTCAAATCCAAAGGCGCTGGATATGAAGAATTGGCATACATGCGCCAATACGCACTGTTGGGCTGGTTGGGTGGTTACCCTTGCTGGAGAAGAGGGGAAATCTCTAGAAGGGTTCTTTGACACACCACTTGCAGCAATGAAAATTCTCGATGCAAGTTCTCCGCACAAGGTCTCGCCTGTCAGGTTTTTTGAAGGAAATGATGATGCTTTGCGACATATGAAAGAATTGGCTGAGTTAGAGGCGGCATCATTATGAGCAAGCTAGCGCATAGCAATCAAGAATGCATGGATGAAATTGAGCGTCGATCAGTTATTGACGGCGACTACATGGATTCGAAAGATAACGGTCCGCCTGAAATAGATTTTCCCCCCTTCATCGCCGCCCTCAAAACAGGCGGCACCAAGGAAGAAGCGATCTTTGCGCTGGAGAGGATGTGGGAGGAGCAGTGTGGGCTACGCAGCGCGCTTGAAGAACTAACCAGCGAAGTAGCCCCTACGATAAAATCGGAGAATCGTCTTACTCAAAGGCTTGGTAACGCTTTGCTGCGTGCGCGCAGGGTTTTGGCTAGTTTGGATGGCCAATCGCATTCGGGCGGTGCTTAAATGACTGAGCATACTCCGACGCCTTGGACCAAGAACAATAAAGGTGAGATTGGCCCTCGTTTCAGATCAGACGATCAATCTGATGGAATGCTGGATCCGGTTGCTGAAGTGATGTTTGGAGATAATCGTGAAGCCAACGCCGCCTTCATAGTCGAAGCCGTCAACAATCACGAGGATCTGAAAGCTCGGGTGAAGGAGCTGGAAGAGTTCCTAAGAGAGTTACAGACAAGACGGACTCGATATGTTCGGGGCGAAAACATTGATTGGTCAGTCACAGATGACGAGCTTCGTTTGTTATTAGCTAAGGGCGAGCCCAATGGCTGAGCATGCGACCGATTTAACCGCCCCTTTCATCACTGCTCTTAAAACAGGCGGCACCAAGGAAGAAGCGATCTTTGCGCTGGAGAGGATGTGGGAGGAGCAGTGCGAGTTGCGAGAAATCTTACGGGTGTGTCTCGTCGATTATCGTTATCCTATGTTTGCAGATCGTATTGGAATGGCCAATTTCATTCGGGCGGTGCTTAAATGACCAAACGTAAAGGCGGTTGTGCCGTGTTTCAATTCGAGATTGATCGTGTCAGGTGGCTTGGTACGGCCAAAGGCGACATTTCTAGCGAGATTACCTTCGAGACAATGAACGACCGCCTGCATCATATCGCCCGCACGGCAATAGCTGACACGATTACGAACGGTGGTACTTTCGTTTTTGTTGTGTCTCCCAAAAAGATCAAGATGGTGCAGCGAACCGACGCGGATGACCGATCATGACCAACACAATCGCACCGCCGACATTGGAAGAGTTGAATGAGAGAATTGTTGCTATTGAGGACCTTAGAAACACTTGGCGCGATCTTCCTTCTAAAACCCCGTTCGATCTCGAGCTGTATTGCTTGTACGCGGTGCGGGATGGTGTGGGAGCGAAGCGTCAAACTGAACTAGAGGACGCTAATAATGCGTGCATCGAATTAGCAGCAAAGCATGGATATGCAACTGGCCACGGCGATACGGTCGGCGACATCATGCGTGAATTTAATGCGCAAATACCTGATCGCGCCCAATCACCATGGATGGACATAGAGACAGCGCCGAAGGATGGGACCAAAATTGATGTGTGGATTGAGGACTTCAAAATAAAAGCGGGTAAATTAATAAAGGTTGGCGAAGGACACCGCATTACTGATGTCTATTGGGGAACCCCATATTACGGGGATGATCGAAAATTCGATAAAGAATGGGTAATTGCAGGGTTACCTTGGACGGAGCCTCTTGAGTCAGAGAGGAGCTCGATCACCGGTTGGATGCCACTCCCCGCTCCACCAACACACAATTCACCCCCGGATGTCTCGACCTCTCACAATCACGGTGAGGGTGATCCGTCAGTGATGCCGGATTCGTCCGGGGGTGAAGCATGAACTGGTACTGGCGCGCTCGAATTTACAACACGGAAGGCAATCGTTGTTTGCTTTGTCAAATCAAGACTTCTCCTGAGTTGTCAGAGATTGATGCTATTCAAGATTTCTACGCCGCTATGACTGGCTGCAAGATTCTCCTTGAAGGTATGAGTGTTATTCCTGACCCAGATGTCATCGACATGCGCGAGGCCTTTAATCGTTTATGGCAGCCTTCAGCAATCGTTAAACCAGCTACAAAACCTCTAACCGATTGGCAGCAGGACCAAGCTGAGACTACGCGAATTCTGCGGAAGCGCGTTGGAGACGATCCGTCATGACTGAAAGTCTCTTATTGAAATGGGGAACTATCAAGAGTTGGCACGATTTAACCGAACGATCGATAGAGATTATGACACGCTACTTTGAAAATGGTGTTCCAATGTCTTGCATAGCGGACCAGCCAGATAGCAATCGCAAGCATATCTTATGCGAATTGATCGACCAATTGAACGGTGAAATTCATAATGATTGGTCTGGCGAAATGATGTCAAAGGAAGAAGCTAAGAAATACATCATGGACTATCAAACATGACCTTGTGCCCCAAATGCGGAGCGGCGCATCTTTCGACAAGGGTGCAGAAGTTTAAACACCTCACCTATGAACAGATTTACAACAATCTGGACGGAATGACGGCCATGCATGTCGCTAGTATTACATCTCTAAAAAAGCAAAAAGATGAAAGAAACACGGCGTTCGTCAAAAGAATAATAGCGACGTATCTATTGTATGAGCAGCTTTTAGATATTTCAGTTTTGGTTGCTCCGTTAGATCGGGGCACGCTATGAATGATAAAGACCTTTCTGATCGTATAGATGAACTTGAGGATGCATTGCACAAGATCATGCAATGGAGCGAGGCCTATCCGCTCAAGGTATTTCCCGAGCCTGACTGGGAAAAGGCTAGAGAGCTTTTAGAAGCTGGTGGAATAACTATGGACGCTGTTAGCGCACATTGTATGCGCCATGTCGTCGAAGGTGTTGGCAATATTGCTCGTTCAGCACTCTCTTCGGCAGATCGGGGCACACCATGAGCGAGATGATTGAACGACTTGCCCTTGCAATCGAAGCTACAATGTTTGCTCCCCACGAACTGCCATTAGACACTGGACTTCATGCTAAATATCGAGAGACGGCACGCGCTGTTATTGAGGCTATGCGCGAGCCGACTCAGGAAATGAGACTTGCTGCGGTCGCTGAGTGGTCAAGGCCCGACCCAACACCGGAACATGAAAGCACTTTAGTATTTAACGCCATCTGGCGCGCAATGATCGATGCCGCGCGCTCTTCGCAGGACGGAAAGGCCCAGCCATGAAAGTTGATGTGAGCATTACCAACGAGAAAAAGTTCTGCGTTAATTCGTGGTGGGCTACGTGCCCGAATTCCGTACTTAGGATTTTAAGTAATCAAATCGTTGCTGCCTCAGCAATATGGCCTGAGCTAAAAGAATTCCAGGTTGGAACGATAGCTCCAGCGTCTACATCTCCACAGGAGAGCGCCAGTGAGTAAGCGCGAACTGATCGACATCGCAGGCGAGCTTCGCGGCGAAACCGAAAAAGCTTTCAAAATTTACGACGGCAAAACGACTGAATGGGTGCCCAAATCGCAAGTCGAACAAAACCCGGACGGTACCTTCACAATGCCAGAATGGCTGGCGCAGGATAAGGGATTTATTTGATGGCACTTCACGAATCGACGTTCGAATATCTCAAGCCGACCGAAACCCAGATCGAGACGATGGCGAAGCTGCGATCGGCAGCGGCGAGCTACGCCAAGGCGCTGGACGAGTTTCTGCCAGACGGTGCCGACAAAACCTTTGTGATGCGCGCTCACCGCAGTAATGCCATGTGGGTTAACGTCGCCATCACCCGTCAGCCGGACGGAACACCGCGCTCGTGAGCGTGGCATTTTATAGCTCCAAGCTAAGATGTCCTGGGGTCGGAAGGAATGCAGAAACAACAGGAAAACACTGATGGCTGATTTGCAAGAATTGGATGTGATTTGGCTTCAACCATGGTGCCGTGATTGTCAGCTACATGGAGATGATCGAACATGGAGTGCTGACGATGTTTGGGTCCAGTGCGATGAATGCGAGCGTAAGCCTGTTAAGTATATTCGCGTTGTTGTGGAATCATTAGGAAAATCCAAATGATCCAATATCTCGAGAACACAAATGACTAAAAGAAAAACCAAAAATTCTGTTTCAGAAGTGCGAATAGTCAAACGTGGTCGTCCCCGCATTGGGGAAGTGAGAGATAAGCCATGGTTGAAAGAAGTACCTCCTATGTCCCGTACCACTTGGTATCGACGACAAACAGAAAAGAATGGACTTCCGAATGGAAAATAAATGTCCACATACATTGCTCGGATCCCACAAATTCAAGCCAAGATATGACAAGTGGATCTATGCAGAAACAGATTTAGAAGAAAAAACATATGTTCACGATATCTGCGTTAGATGCGGTAAGATTATAAGACGAACAGACAAATCAACAATCGAAAACTCAGAGAGTAAATGAACGATCTTTTCACCCAAGCACTTCGTCGGAAACAACTTGAATTATTCGCGGCTAAATTATCCGAGAAAGTTAGCAGACAAGCCAAGATAGAACATCAGACCCGAGGTTATCGGGATGAGGATGGCGTGTGGCGCTGCGGTCTCCTATCGTTTGTAAAATACTTTTGGCATGTGCTGGAGCCTGAAACGCCGTTTGTTTCTGGTTGGGTACTTGAAGCGATTTGTGAACATTTGGAGGCAGTGACATTTGGAGAGATAAAAGATCTTTTAATAAATGTATTCCCTGGAGCCATGAAAAGTTTATTAGTTGACGTGTACCTTCCCGCCTGGGAATGGGGTCCGTTAAACCTTCCTCATTTGAGATACATTGCGTTCTCATACTCTTCAGGACTTACTCAGAGAGATAATGAAAAGTTTCGTGATCTAATTATGTCTGCCGAATATCAGAATATGTATGGCGATAGAGTTAGGCTCAAAAAAACTGGAGCCATTAAAGTTTCCAATGATAAGCATGGATGGAAGTTAGCCACCTCTGTGGGTGGTATCGGAACAGGAGAAAGAGCTGACAAACTTTTTTTAGACGATCCACATAACGTGAAGGAATCGGAATCTGAAACGGTCCTAACAGAAACTGTTAGATGGTTTAGAGAATCGATGTCAGATCGATTAAACAACATCGATGTAGGTTCCAAAATAGTTATTATGCAGCGGATAAATGAAGCAGACGTATCAGGTACAATTTTAGACCTTGAGTTGGACTATGTTCATCTTTGTATACCTATGCGGTATGTGTGGAGTGCAAATGAAAATGGTGAACCCTATAAAACTTCTATAGGATGGTCAGATCCGCGTTGGCGTCCAGATCCAGAAGAGTGTGATGGGGAATTGGCATGGCCAGAAAGATTCCCAGAAGATGCATTAATCTCTCTTGAGAAACAGAAGGGGCCCTATGCATGGAACGCTCAGTATCAACAGACCCCAGAACCTAGGGGCGGTGGCATAATTAAACGTGAGTTCTGGCAGCCATGGGAAGGGAAGTTCCCGCCGTTCAGTTATATTTTTGCATCTTTGGATGGAGCATTTACTGCCAACGAGCAGAACGACCCGTCTGGCCTTACTGTCTGGGGAGTATTTGAGGATGGTCTTGGTCACAATAAATTAATGCTGATATTTGCGTGGCGTAAATTCCTTCAGTTTGAAGGTCAACGTCTACGTCCTGACCCCGGTGAAAATCAGAAAGATTTTATGGATCGCCAGATGCGGGAATGGGGATTAGTAGAATGGACCGAACATACCCTTAGATACTGGAAATGCGATAGGTTACTTGTGGAAGCTAAGGCTTCTGGGATTAGTGTTTCCCAAAGTCTGCAAACCCGTTACCGAAACCGTAACTGGGCAGTTCAGCTTGAGGACCCCAAGGGCGATAAGGTTGCTAGAGCGTTAGCTGTTCAGGCTACTTTTGCTAATAAAATGATCTATGCGCCATTGGAACGAGAATGGTGTAGAATGGTTGTAGATGAAGCCGCCATTTTCCCAAATGGAAAATATGATGATTTAACGGATTCTTGTACAATGGCCGTTAAACACGTTCGTGATCTGGGATTATTGGAATTTGATGATGATATTCGTGCAGATGAAGTAAGAGCTGCAAGAGTATCAGAATCCGATAAAAAGCTCAGAAATTATATGCCAGGAACGTGAATATGATAAATATAGATATAAACCGAACAGAATCAGACATAGTTAAACATCTAAGGGATATGGTAAAAGAATGCGAAAATGGATTGATTATAGAACCTATGCACGTAGCCTGGATTTTAGCAAAAGCTGCTGATGAAATTGATGAACTTAGGATTCAGGTAGTGGATTATAAATCCGCAACCTAAGATCCGTTGAGATTATTTGTACTTTGTAACACATTCGGCTTCCCAAAACCCTATGGAGCATAGATAATGGGCGCCTTTCTTGTTGCTTTAATGTTCTTTGGTATGACAATGATCGCTTCAACTGCGATTATATATTCAGATGGTACTAGATCTCAAATAGGCAAAATATCCCCGGTTATGGTACTTATTGGCGGGATGATATTTTCTGCTATGATAGCCTTCTCGCATTGGGTCCCCCATCTAGGGTGGTAAATCCCAAAATAAGAAAGTCTGAAATGTCAGAAACTTTAAATCCAGCCTCTCTCGCATGCGTAGAACTCCTTAATAAAGTTTTGGAGGATGCTAGGGCAGGAAACGTTACTTCAGTTGCGATAGTAGCGTGTGGTCCTTCTGATTTCGGGGCGAATATGGCCGGTCCCAATGCCCCGGCCATGAATATGGGTTTGGATGTCCTAAAAGCTAAGATCATCTCAGGTGTGACACAGCCGCAATACACCCCAAAACGTTCAGTGGTAACGCCTATGCGGTCTCCGATTAAGGTTCCTGGTAGAAATTGACCGATCAGAAGATCTTCGCACATTTTGTGGAATGTGATATTACAGCAACCTCATTGGAGAGATTGCTGTGGTTAATCCATTATTGTCAGACGAAGATATTGAGGTCATTATTGAGGGCCCAGAAGACAATTCTGTAAGAATTGATCCAGAAACTGGCACCATAGAAACGGATCTGCCTGATGGGAGTGTGGTAGTTGAGCTAGATGCCCACACTCATTCAGAAGATGGCTCTACATATCTAGAGAATTTCTATAAAAATCTTGTAGATGACATTGGGGAGGAGCTCCTACCCATCATTACAGAAGATCTGCTGGAACAGATATCGGCAGATAATAATTCAAGGTCTCAGACGTTATCCACTAGGGCTCGAGGTCTAAGCCTTTTGGGGCTTCAATTAGAGCAACCAAGGTCAGGGGTTGGTGATTCGGCATCCACTGCTGATGGCATGTCTGTGGTTACAAATCCTCTATTGCTAGAAGCCTGCCTGAAATCATGGGCAAATGCCCAATCAGAACTCTTGCCTGCTGACGGGCCCTGTAAAATAGAGGATTTTAACCCTGATGAGCCTGATGCAAATAGGGAACTTGCGGATGCTTTTGAGCGGGATATGAACTTCTATCTGACGACTATTGCGTCAGAATATACTCCAGAAACCTCTCATATGTTGCTTTGGGGTACTGTATTTGGTGGGTGTGGGATAAAGAAAGTATATGTAAATCCTAGGTTAGGCCGTCCTGTATCGGAAAGTGTCGATATTGAGGATTTGATCGTATCTGATACCACTAAAGATCTAAAATCTTGTGAAAGAATTACCCATCAGATTTTAATGAGGCCTTCTATTTTGAAGCGCCTACAAATGAAGAAAATTTATCGAGATATAGAATTGGGCCCAGCCACTGCACCGCAACCTGATGTGGTCGCTCAAAAAATAGCAGGGATACAAGGTACCTCACCGAATCAGTTTGCCCGGCCAGAAGACCAGCCATATACACTCTATGAAACTCAATGTGAGTTGAATTTGCCGGAATTCTCTCGGGAGCCTTATGCCCCTAAAGGATTCGCAGATAAGGGCATCGCACTGCCGTTCCTGGTCACAATTGAAAAGGATTCTAGAAAGATCCTGGCGATCCGGAGGGATTGGAAGCCAGACGATGAAGAATGCATTCGTAAGCAGATGTACGTTAAATTCCCATATATTCCGGGGCCTGGTTTTTATGGGACGGGCCTTCTGAATGTTTTGGGAAATGCCTCTGCTGCTATGACGGCAGCGTGGCGCCTTACCCTAGATGCAGGTATGTACGCTAACTTCCCTGGAGGACTTCTCTCTGAGATCGGAGGGCGGCAGAAAACCAATACTCTTAGACCCGCCCCAGGCGAATTCACCCCTATTCAAACGGGGGGCAGGCCTATTCAAGAAAGCATTATGTCCTTGCCATATAAGGACATAACACCGGGTCTTCTTTCCCTCATAGATAAAATTACCCAGCAATCTGAAAAGGCGGGTGGGGCAATTGAGGTCCCGATAGGGGAGGGTATCCAGAATGTTCCAGTAGGGACGATGTTGGCTCATATTGAACAGGCAACCAAGCTGATGGCCGCCGCCCACAAGGGCATGCATATGGCCCAGAGTGAAGAGCTAGGTCTGATCGCAGATCTCTTCCGGGAAGATCCAGAATCATTTTGGAGGGGAAATAAGAAATACAGGAAGTTCTGGGACGAGAAAAAATTATTCCAAGCTTTGAATACTTACACCCTGGTACCAAAATCAGACCCGAATGTTCCCAGCCATATGCACCGGCTGATGAAATCTATCGCCCTTATTGAACTGAAGAACGATCCAGATTTTAAACCATTTTTGAGCATCCCAAGCATTCTAGATCGGGTTCTAAGTTCTATGAAAGAAGATCCCACTGGAATCCGTATTCAGCCTCAGCCGCCACAATCGAATGGGCCTAGCCCAGATATGATGACGGCCCAAGCTAAATTGAAAGAGGCCGATACCAAGGCTAAGAAAGTGGAAATTGACGCCGTTAAGGTGGCAACTGATTCTAAGAATCGGCAGGAAGAATTATCCAGTGAGAAGGAACTACAGACAGTAAAACTGGCCCAAACCTTGATTACTCACGCCAACGACGCCAAAGAAGCCAGTCGGTCAAATGCTATGAAAGCGAATCAGCATGCTCTGACTGTAGCTAAAACGGTTCATGATGCTTCATTGGGCCATCGGCAACAAATGTTGAATGAGAGAAAAGCCGGTGGGATAGTGAACTCTGATCCGAATAAAACCGAATAAATCATAAAACTCAACAACCTAAATTGGATGGAGTACAATAAATGTCGGACATTGAATTGCGGCTGGAATGTTTAAAACTTGCCTTCCGGGACGATCACCTCGACTATGTCGATAGATTAGATTTGGCGAATCGATATTATAATTTTATTAAAAATGGTGATCTTTCTGCCCATGAATTTGGGTTTTCTAATGCTTGTGGTGACGGTCCAGGAATTAACCCTACACCTTGCTCATAGTACAATTTAATGCGATATTGCGAATAAGCATATAAACCTGCCCGAGCCGGGCAATCACTCAAGGATTGACCCTATGGATCGGCACCCCTTTTCAGATCATCGCCAACACAAAGTTGAGCGTGAGCGCGTTTCCCACATCACCAAGCAATGTCGTGCTGCGGGTGGGGGCATTCAGCAAGAAGAACGGAAAGATCGGAAACTATTTTCGAAAATGATAAAAGAGCACGGTCTGGTCCCTGAGGGGAAAAAAGCCAAACATCGTGCTGACCGGGTCGTGGCCCGGAAAAGCGGCGGCAGGGTCAAAAAGGGCGCTACTAATGTAAATGTTATTATCGGTGGTGAGAAGAGTGCTCCGATGCCTCCCATGATGCCACCAATGGAAGGTCCCCCAGGTGGACTGCCCCCGGTAGCTGGCCTTGGTGGACCCCCTCCGGGTGCCGGTGGCCCTCCGGGTATGCCCCCCATGCCCATGAGGGCATCTGGCGGGCGAGTTCCTGTTTCTGGTGGTTCTAGTAGATTTGATGCTTTAGAGCGTATTGGTAAGGGATATAATCCTCCTCCAGTGAAGCCATCTGAGCCTCGCGCTAAGGGCGGCCGACTGAAATCAGGCCCAGCCTGGGAGGAAGGACGTCGCCTTGGAACCCAAGTCAGCCACGATAAGGGCAAGAACGAGAAACCCGAGGATTTAGACCGTCCCCGTGTCATCACCTTCGATAAGGGCGGTCGTGTCATGCAGATCCAGGCCGGAGGCAAGCCCCAGAAGGGATATGCCAGCGGCGGCCCTGTAGAGGCCCCTGGATACGGTAAAGGGATGGGACCTGACCTAGAGGCCGGTGTAATGGCTGGGGAAGCCAGGATCGCCCAAAGCCGTAGGGCCAAGAGCAGGTATGCCAAGCCACTTAAGGAAGTCGACGGGGCCAGGTAACCCATGAGCGAGGCGCAGCAGAGTCTTAAACTCCCCGATCCCGGAGATAAGGTTATGGTTTGCGCCCGCTTTGGGAATAAGGAACTCGCCTTTATCTGCAATCCAGATACCAACGATAATAACTTTACATTTCTCACACTAAAATTACGTGATCTAGTTATTAAAGGCGATGAAGAAGCCGTCTAAACGAAATTACGAGGATGAGCCTTATATCGGTTAGTGTGGAGATCGATACATCACAGAAAGATATCCTGCGGCCTCGTAACCCAAAGGGAACATTCCCGTGCAAGGATATCGTTCCACACAATCTAGTTTCAGAATTCTCGCGGCGGCATGGAAAGCAGACATGCAACCAAAGTGGTAGAACGGCGAATTAACGCCAGAATGGGTCGTCCCAGCAAATTTGGGGAACAAGTAGCCGGGGCCTATGAGGTGTGCCCACTAATGAGCACAAAACTACCATTCACCCCAGAAATAGCCGGAGTAGCGCCCGGCCCGCGAGAAACCAAGGATGAGGTTTGCAAATGAAGATACTCGATATCGTCAAACCTGACCCTTGCGACGTCAGAGATCAGATAGCTTTAGAGCTAAAGGCCCTCCGTATGAAGATCGCAGAATTCAATCTAAAGCAGAATTTGCTTCATGATAATTCAGGTAACGGTGGATCGGGCGATCTTTTGGACGAAAATGACCAAACCTGAAATTTAGTGGAATGAATAGAAACTCCTTCGATCCCGATGACCCCATAACCAAGGGTATGGTCGATAGCCTCGTAGAGAGCGCATACAAGAGGGGATGGAAGGACGCCATAGCTGCCGTAAGGGACAGGCTCTATGAAGAGCCCATGCCATCCTCTAGTCCACCAAAGCCCATTGTGATACAAACGAAGATATAAAATATATATTTAGAATATAAAATATCTTGTGGGAAAATACGATGAATAATATCGAGCCAGTTAGATTGTACGCTGAAGATGATATTCGGCTGCCACGTGTGTTGGCAAAATTCCTGAAAGATAGAATAAATGATATTAGTATTGCTGTTCTTCAGGGGCAGCTTACAGATCAGAATTATAGGTTCTGTACTGGTCAGATCTCAGGTTTAAGAGAAGCATTGCAAGAATGTGAAAGAATTGATAATGAGCTAACAGGAAATTAATACTGTCAAAGCTGACAGGAAGTATATTAGGGACGCACCCATGGATGCCGTACAGGCAGAAGTAGATAAACTCACTAAATATATTGAGAGTAGATTTCCGGTAGCCTCACATTGTGACAAGCCAAAATATACTGGTCACAAGCCATCTGAGTGGAAATATTCGTCACCTACTGGTTTGAAGTATAAAGAACTTATAAATTTCCATTCTCTCAAAAATCCCGTAATTCATCGAAACCTTTTCTCTTTTTACGATTCACTTGAGTCCTGCGCTGAGGGTGCGCGGGCTGCTTTTGATCGGTATGCAGAGAAGCGGAATGGCTCTCTTCATTGGAGGGTAAAGCCTGAATTTTCCACTCACCCAAAGACTGGGAAGTGGCGATTTTATATGCGTTTATTGATATCCAATAAGCCAGTTAAGGAGAATATTAGTGGCCAAGTCAAATGCATTAGAGAAGATGCGAGAGATCGCGAAGTCTACACTGTCAGAGACAGAGCGGCATCTAGGGGCTTTGGGTGATTTCAAAGATACTATTTACCATAGTCAGGTCCTGTGTATGACTTATATCCAGCCGGAAAAGACGGCTGGAGGCATATATCTTTCAGATCAAACAATTCAGGAAGATAGGTTTCAGGGTAAGATTACATTGGTTGTGGCCATGGGCCCCGGTGCATTTGAGGACGATAAGATCGCTCAATTCCATGGCCAGAAGCCTAAGGTTGGGGATTGGGTATTGGTTCGCCCATCAGATGGCATGGAAATATTCTTTAACGGTAATACCCTGCGTTTATTCCAAGATGTGGATATTCGTATGCAGGTCGCAGATCCGCGTGATTACTGGTAAACCAATAACTATATTTTAAAGAGGAAATAATATGCCAGTAGATGAAGATATTGTTGTGACTATTGATCCAGAAGTATTGGGTAATATTCCTGGTGAAACCGAAGTTATTATAGAGGATGGAGAGGCATCGTCGGTTGTTAATAAATCAACTGATAACGACCTCATTAGCTCTCTAAAATCCCAATTAGCTGAAAAACAGGCTGCACTATCCACAGTTCAGCAACGAGTGGCGTCTAGTGAGACTGTTGCTCAACAGGCAATTCAGCGGTCCCAGAAGCTAGAGCACGAAGTTCAGAAGAGTAAGCAGGAAGCGGTTGAGAGCAATCGCGCCACGATCCTTACGGGAATTGCCGCAGCAAAGGCAGAAAGGGAATCAGCTGAGAGGGACTATAAATTAGCTTTTGAGGCTGGAGATGGCGCTGCAATGGCAAAATCCCAAAGTAGGATTGCCGATGCTCAATATGACTTAAGGGATCTGGAAAGGTCTAAAATAGATTTAGATAATGCCCCTCAACAGAAGGGCCAAACTCATCATGTTGAAGACCAAACATATGTAGATCCAATAGAAAAATTTATTCAGGAGAAGAGTGCTCCTACTCAAGCCTGGTTAAGGGAACATACAGAATATCTTCGCGATCCCAAGAAAAACGCCAGGATGGTTGCTGCCCATTGGGATGCAGTTGGAAATGATGTTCCGGTAGATTCAAAAGAATATTTTGATCATGTTGAAAGGTATTTGGGCTTGAAAAAATCAGAAAATACTCAAGATGGACAAGCTCAATCTCAGCGTCGACCTAGTGCTCCTGTTGCATCAGTAACCCCTGCATCTGGTGGTATGAGTGGGCAAAGTAATAGGGTTAGCCTTACCCCGGCAGAGCGAGATGTTTCTCTAGATGGGACGTTAGTTTGGAATTATGACGACCCAACTGGAAAGAACAGATGGAAAAAAGGTGAGCCAATTGGAATTCAGGAGATGGCGCGCCGTAAACAGCAATTGTCGAAGGATGGACGTTATAACAATCCAAATGCGTAATGGAACATAGTTAATAAATTGTTTCACATGAAACACTTTGAGCCTGATTTACTCAGCCTGCTGAAAACATATGTTTCATTGTTAAAACGAAAATATAAAATAGAAGGAAAATATCATGGTGAAGCCACTGAGAGAGCAGTTAGCGGAGAGTCCGGTAGAGAGATCTGCCCCAGCCAAGAGGGGTCGCCCGCCGGGCCCATCGAAACAGAAGGTTGTAGATTTAGACGAGACTGAAGCTGGGTTTGAGCCAGCTCCTATGCGCACTGCCCCACGCCAGCCTGCTAGGGATTCTGTTCGTGAAACTGTTGTCCATACTCCTCGTCGTGGCGCTATGGTTGTTACAGGACGTAATGGAGAGGTTCTTACCCGTCGTCGTACACAGACTGGTGATCAATATTTTGTTCCCCCCAATGAGATCCCTGATGGATGGTCATACCAATGGAACCCGGTTTCGATACTAAATGAGGAGGTAACAAGAACACAGATCGAAAATTACGAGAATGGATGGCGTCCTGTTCCGGCTAACAGGCATGCGGGTCGATGGACTAAGCCTGGGACTGTTGGCGAGATTGTTATTGAAGGTCTCCGTCTCGAAGAGCGACCTGAGGCCCTTACTCAAGAAGCTTTAAGGGAAGAAGAGCGGAAGGCAAAGCAACAGCTCCGCGATCAAACGGATGCTCTGCGCCTATCCCGTAAACTCCCAGAAGGGTTCGACGTTGGACGGCAGTATAAGGGCACTGGAGCCGATGTGAGGATGTCTATTGACAAGAACCTAGACCTTGCTCCGTCAGGGTACCAGCCGGCGAATGATGAACTATGACAACTATCTTCATATTTGTACCGACATATAAGAACCAACTCACAGCAACGACATTTCTGACAACCCACGCTCTCCGAAGCTTCCTTGAAGCAAAGGGGATCAAGGTGGGTGTGTCAGCAATATCCAGCCCGGATATTGAGTGGGTTCGGAACTTCGCTCTTACCTATTGGTACGATAAACAGAAACAGTATTCCCATCTATTGTTCATCGATGACGATATGGGTTTCATGCCCGATGTGGTCATGGACATGTTGTTGTTTAATGAGCCCGTGGTCGGGGCTATATACCCTAAGAAGACTATGGATCGGCAGTGGGCCGCATCAGGTGTGGCCAATCCCGAGACTAGAGGGCCATTCCTAGAGGTTCAGGGGCTTGGGTGTGGTTGCTTCCTGATCAGGCGGGATGCTATCGACACTATGCTCGAAAAGATGCCAGAGCTGATCGATACCCGGTACAATGCTGTTGAGCAGACATTCCTAAAAAACGAGGGAATGACCAGGCTCATTACTGCATTCAGTTGCATGAACGACCCTGAGAGAGGGCGGGTATCCGAGGATATTTCATTCGGTCGACGATGGATTGAATGCGGCGGCAAGGTATGGGCGGCCACTCACCATAAGATGGTACATGTTGGCCCTCACGAATACTCCGATACTTATGTGACTTGGGCGAATGATAAGAAGAAGCAGTTAGAGGAGTCTCAGAACGATGAATTGGCAAAAGCCCCTATTTTGAAGGAGAATCCAGTTCTGAAGGGTAAGGCCTGCAAGCACGGTCTATTCATCTATAACCCGAACGATACTTTCATCGGTCGTTCATTAGAGAACTACGGGGAATGGTGTGAGTTCGAAATAGACCTTCTGAGTAAGTTTATTAAGCCCGGCGATACTGTGATCGATGTAGGGGCCAATATTGGAACCCATACTGTTCCATTCTCCAGGATGGTCGGAAAGGATGGCAAAGTATTCGCATTCGAAGCCCAGCCCCGTCTTGAGAGGATCCTTGAGGCCAATATCCATCTCAACAAACTAGGCAATGTGATTTGGGATAATAAGGCTATTAGTGCCAAGAACGGTAGAAGATCTCTCCCAACACTCCCAACTGATGATACCGAATTTAACTTTGGGGCTAAGTCTCTAAATATAGGCTCCATCTGCCCTGAACATAATGGTGAAGTGGACACGATCACCATCGACTCATTCTGCTCTGACCTATCACCATCACTTATTAAAATTGATGTGGAGGGTATGGAATCGGAAGTAATCCGAGGGGCATCAGAAACCATTAAGCTGTGTTACCCAATTCTTTATGTGGAAAATAACGGAGAGGATTCATCCAAGATTTGGGATGTTCTCCAACAAATAGGATATACCGCTTATTGGTCTATCGGACCTTATTTCAATCCAAATAACGCTTTTGGGAATAAGACCAATATCTGGCCGACGGTTATGCCGAGTGTGAACCTGATCTGTGTGCCAAGTGATTCAGAACATAAATTTCTGGATCTTCAAGTCCTCATAGGACCAGATGATAATTGGAAGAAGGCTGTGCAGAGGATGGCTGAAGCACATCACTTGACGAGTAATAAAATTTAGGTGTATAGAAGAAATTAGTGTTCTTTTCCAAATGGCGCGCAAGTCATTTGATGAATATCCGGAAGCCCGGATGAGGACCGCCGAAGCCGCGCGGATTTAACCCGGCCCACCATCCAGACAGAGCCTGTCAGGGGAAGCCTCCAACTTGGAGCTTGTTCGACAGTCATGGCTAATACTCAAACCGCATTTGGATTCAAACATGCTGGGTACTTGCCCGGCGGCGCAGTTGATTATCAGCTGTCGACCCGTCTTGTGGCCTCCAGCAACACAACCGCAATTTACTTTGGTGACCCCGTCCAAAAAGTGGCGACCACCAAATATGTCGCACAGGCGTCGAGCACTACTGCTCCCCTAGACGGCATTTTCCAGGGTTGCATGCTGATTCCGGCAACCGGCGGTGCGCCGACCTGGTCTCCGTTCTATCCCGGTTCTGCTGGTGGTGATGTCACGGCTTACATCATTGAAGCCCCAAGCGCCATTTTCCTTGCGGCCGCAACCAATACCAACATTCCGGCAACTGCGATTGGCCAGAACATCGGCTTTTCTACCGGTACTGGATCGACATTCGGTGGTGCACTTTCGGGTTTCACTCTTGATCAGTCCACCATTTCCACCACAAACACTCTGCCATTCCAGATCGTTGGGCTCTTCGGATCGCCCGATAACTTCGGTGGCGTAGGCAACGGATCGGACACGACCGCAACCTACAATTGGGTGTTTGTCACCTTCAACAATCAGCGATTCAAACAGCTGACTGGCGTCGCTTAATTCGCAGCATTAACGAGGATTGATAGATGCCCGTAGCATTAGCTAATATTCGCTCCGAACTCCTGCCGGGACTTTTTGACGTCCGTGGCTCGTATGAAATGATCCCGCGTCAGTGGGATAAGGTTTTCAAGACCCATCAGTCGAACATGGCCGTTGAGCGATCAACCCAGATGGCCTTCGTTGGTCTTCCGTTCCTTAAGAACGAAGGTGCGGCCACTAACTTCGATAACAATGCGGGTGAGAGGTTCACGTGGGCTTTCGTCCACATTGAAATCGCACTTGGTTACGCGATTACCCGTAAGGCAATCGACGACAATCTTTACAAGGCGCAGTTCAACCCAACGAACCTAAAGCTGCAGGAATCATTCGCGCAGTTTAAGGAAATTCAGGGTGCTAACGTCTTGAACCTTGGCAACGTCTACAATGCTTCACAGATTGGTGATGGTCAGCCATTGTTCTCGGTATCCCATCCTTATGATGGCGGTGTGTGGGCTAATACATCTGCTGTTCCTAAGTCTCTGAACGAGTCCTCTCTTCTGGCGGATATGACGGCAGTTCGTAATCAGTTCGTGAACGAGCGCGGTCTGCGTATTCTGTCTCGTGCACGCAGGTTGGTTGTTCCGACCCAATTGGAGCAGGTTGCGATCCGTCTTTGTAAGACTGAATTGCGTCCTGGTACGGCACAGAATGACGTTAACGCAGTTCTGAGCTTGTCGGGAGGCCTTCCTGAAGGATTCATTGTACTCGACTTCCTCACCTCGTCCTTTGCGTGGTTCCTTACCACGAACATTGAAGGCCTTATTCATATGCTCCGTATTCCGTATGAGTCGGACATGTGGGTCGACAACATCACGGACAACCTTCTTGTGAAGGCGTATGAGCGTTATTCGTTTGGATTTAACGATCCGCGCGCTGCATGGGGTGAATTCCCAACCTCGTAAGAGTTTGGGATTCTTCTGAAGAAGGCCTCCCGATTGGAGATTTGAAGTGACCAACATTAGTACGACAAATATCCCGTCGGGAATCACCAACGCTGCACTGGATACGGTGATGCAGTCGTATGGGGCGCCAGATCCAACTGTGTTCCATACGTACTTCAATGATTTTGATGTCTATACAGCGGGTGATTGGACGAACACTGCCACTGGTGTGGTAACAAATTCTATTTTAGCATCGGGAGCTGTGGACGGCGGTATTCTGTCCATGGTCAACTCTGCGGCTAATAATGATCTAAACTCACTTCAATTAAAGGCTGCTACGTTTGGCCTTATTGCAGGGAATAAATGGTGGCTAAAGGCAAGATTTAGCGTCGACAGCGCAACTAATGCTGCCCTGATTCTTGGCTTAATCCAGACCACCACAACGCCACTAACGGTTACTAATGGTGTTTACTTTTCGAAGGCCGCAGCGAGCACCTCACTTGTGGCCAATGTTACCAAGGCTTCTGTAACTAGCAGCTTAAATATCGGGACACTTTCAAATTTGGCGTATGTCAATGTTGGCCTCCATTACAATGGAGACAGCACGATTACGGTTTATTTAAACAACGCTAAAGTAGGAGCGTTGGCGACAACTAATATGCCAACGACGAACCTTAATCTTACCCTCGCTGTTGCTAACGGAACTGCCGCACTTAACACCCTTCTTGTTGATTATGTTCTTGTTTCTACAGAGCGTCCATCAACGCTTCTTTGATTGCGGTATTCCGCACCGAGCCCACGGACCCGGGTGATCTGAAAAGGAATAAGATATGAGCCGCGCAAGACATCACGAAAAGCACAAAGAAGGCCACAAGAAACATCATCGTGACGATGGTGGCCGCGTTGGTATGAGAGTTTACGGAAATCCGGATGTTTTTGAAGAGGCTGATGAGCGCAAGCGCGGCGGCAAGGTTCATAAGAAGAAGCATGTTGGCGAGCCGGAAGGCAAAATTGCGAAACATCGTATGGATCGCCTTCATCGTCCAGGTCGTAAGATGGGTGGCCGTGTTGGTGCTGATAAACATCCTCTTTCGAGCGCTCATTCAGGTGGTAAAGCCGACGAGAAAGCTCACGGTCAGCCGGACTAAGCTAATAGCTGGTCAGCCGACTTAGGCTAATCATTGATCGGCACTCGCCAGCTTACTCGATACAACTGGAGAGTTGCCGATAATGTCTAAACTTACATCATCTGAACGTAATGAACTTCCGGATAGCAAATTTGCTGGTCCGGATAGAAGCTATCCGATTGAGGACGCTTCTCACGCTCGTAATGCTCTTGCGAGGGTAAGTCAGCATGGATATCCGGAGCTAAAGGCTAGGGTACGAGCTGCTGTTCACAAAAAGTTTCCAGATATTTCTGTTGATGGGGAAAGATAATTATGGGTCAACCTATTATCTTTTCTCAGACTTTAGTTGCAGCTGTTTCTAACGGCATCTCTCTATCTCAGTCGCCTGGTGCAGGGGCCATTCTTTTGAATGGTTCTTTGGTCGCTAATGGTGTGGCGACGATGGATGTTCAGAGGCGCGTCATTATCACGTCTGGAGGTAATGATAGTGGTATCACGTTCACAGTGACTGGAACAAATCAGTCAGGTGCTGCAATCAGTGAAACGTTTTCTGGATCAAACGGGAGCGTTGCCCAATCCAATCTTGATTTTCTGACTGTAACGAAAGTTACTCATACAGGTTCTGTGGCGGGAACAATCACGATTGGTACTAATGGTGTTGGTTCTAGCCTATGGCAGATCATCAACTGGAACGCTACGCCATTCAGCCTTGGGTATTCGGTTGAGCTTCGAAGCGGTGCAGTTAACTTCACGGTTGAGCACACTTACGATGACCCTAATAATCTAAGGGCAGGTCTGTCTTACCCTCTTCCTTGGACAGACGCTGTGATCAATGGCGCATCAGCTAGCATTGAAACATCTTCAACATCCCCCATCACTGCTATTCGCCTAACGACAAATTCAGGGACCGGAACAGTCTGGTTCAGAGCACTGCAAGCAGGGTTGGCATCACCATGAAAAAACACCTACTCGCGTTTATTGCAGTCATTTTTTCTTTCGCGATTAGTGGTCCAAGTAATGCGCAAGTATTCGTATATGGTGTTACCAGCTGTGGAACCACACCAACTACCATTGTGAATGGGAAGCCTGCTTATCTTACGGTGGATACGACCGGAAAGCTTTGCGATACGGGGAGTGGTGGCGGCGGCGGTACATCAAATGTTAATGTAACGCAGTTTGGTGGGAATAACGTTGTTACAGGAACCGGCGTAAGCGGTGTCGGGATTCCTAGAGTAACTGTATCGAGCGATAGTTCGATTCTTCCGTCCCCGGCTACCACTACAACGACAAATTCAACGATTGCAACTGGAAATACATTCCAAACTGCACTTGCAGCAAGTGGAACCCGCAAGGGATGTCTGATCCAGAACACATCCTCTGAAACCATGTATTTCTATTTTGGTACGTTGGGGAGCGCGACTTTATCCAATTCAATTCAGATTATTTCTGGTCAATCTATCTCCTGCAATTCAGGGGGAGTTGTCTTGACTGATGCGGTCAATGTTACTGGGCCAACTACCGGCAACACTTACGTCTTAATAAGTCAGTAAGGAACGTTTCTATGAAAAAGATGTTACTGACAGCAGTCGTTTGTATTTTTTCGTTGTCGCCAACTAAAGCAGATATAATTGGGCCATTTCCACCATTAAAACAAAAAGTAGTCTCATTTACATCGGTTGGAGGTTACAGTTGGACTGTGCCCCCAGGTGTTTATGTAGTTTATCCGTATGGATGCGGCGCGGGTGGTGATACAGCTCCAGCTACAGCTGGCGGTGCCCCTACAATCGGTTACTGCGGCGGTGGTGGTGGTGGTGGCCCCGATCCTATGACGGGAGCCGGTGGCGAAGGCGCACAAGGTGTG